ATTTGTTGTTAAAATATCAACTTAACTATAAAATTACTTTTATGGACTTCAAACTTACACCCAAACAAATGATTCATTTATGCGGTGGCCCAGCCAAAATAGCCCGCAGATTCAAAGTAACCACCCAAGCCGTGCATCGCTGGCAAAACGAAGGATTACCCGCTAGTAAGCTGATGGAACTGGCAGCACAGATTGAACGGGAAAGCCACGGGCTAGTAACCCGTAAGGATATGTTTCCCCAGTCTTGGCATTTAATTTGGCCTGAACTTGCAGAGCGCAAAATTTAAGTTATACTGTTAATGCAGATTCGACCCTGTATTAGAAACTAGCCACAAGACCCTTTTGGGTAGCTTTGAGCGTTTTGGAAAGGCTGGCTGGTCTTTTCTAAAGCGGGTCGAACTTAGAGCTACCCCAAAGGGGTTTTCTCTATCTGTCTAGCCTGACCTCATTGGTGCTGCGTCAGTAAAGGCTGTAATCCTTCAGAAGCGAAACGGCATTAGCCCCATGTTTTTGTTGCTAAATGAGCAAAAATTATGGAACTGTCCTGTTGTCGAAAGACAAGGGGAACTGGGTAGTCTTGGTAATGGCAGACCTGAACAAGCACAAGTACCCATCATTTAGTTATACCGAAGTCCGAAACATCCGAACTCGAATAATTCATCCTATCTACGGATAGGAGTATTACGCCCTCAATCCTCACAAACCGACCCGAATAGTTAAACCCGCAGGTTATACAAAAATATAATAAATAAACCTATAAGTAACATAAATAGGTCATTAACCCGTTTAATGCCACATTTATGAGCCATTAGGGTAAGTCCTAATAAACTTTATTTGATAACGCATTACGATTACAGTTTTACAAGGGGGAATTATGAAATATTTAGCAGCCTTAGCAATTTTTGTAGCTACACCAATTTTTGCCCAAACTTATGTAGTGACCGACCCACAAGGTAATGTTTCTTATTATGTACAAAAACAGGGTAATTCCGCTCAAATAGTAAACAACGAGGTAAGACAAACAATTACCATTTACCCTAATCAAGCTGTTACACCGCAAGGCTGGGCGATTGGCACACCGTCTTATACTGTGCCTATGTCACCACCCAACCCACCATCACCACGAGTATTGCAATGACACCGTTAGAACTGGCCGACAAGTTAGAACAGTTGATGAAAACAACAAAGGTTGATTACACCGTGCAAGAAGCTGCGGATATGATTCGTGAATTGCATCTTAAAAACCGTGAGCTACAAATGCGTATAGATTCTATGACCGCTAGAGTGGAGTATTTATGACCACATTTACTACCGATGACCGTATAAACGCTTATAGCCATTACAAAATCTATGATGAGCATGGTGAATTAATGCGTACAGTCAAGACTAAACACGAAGCCGAGCATTTAATACAGACCTACACCGACTGGACTTACCAGTTTATAAAAGCCGATAAACTTAAATTGGATTTGCCCGATGCGCCTTTTTAAATGGACTGGTACATTTTTGTGTTTGATTGGTATTGGGCTAACCAGTATTAATGAATACCCCGCCAACATTATTTTTGGTTTTGTGGGTAGCGTCATGTGGGCCATAGCGGGTTGGAAGCAAGACGATTGGGCGTTGTTTTTAGTAGAATTTGCTGCGGTATTGATGTACTTTTTTGGTTTGTATTTGTATATTTTTAACAATCTATCTAAATGGGGGATTTAGTGTGGAATTTGAGAAATTTTGGGAAGTGTGGCCTAAGAAAGTGGCTAAAAAAAAGGCTGAATCTGCTTGGGGGAAGTTATCCCAGCTTGAAAAGCGAGAAGCTTTGGAAGCCTTACCAAACCACATCAAATACTGGGAACTTAAACGAACCCACATAGATTTTGTGCCATATCCTGCGTCTTGGATTAACGGTGAGCGTTGGACTGACACCTTAGACATGACTCCCGCCAAAGAAAAAGTAGATAGGTCATGGATGTTTAGTCAGCAAGGCATCGAAGCTAAAGCAAAAGAACTTGGCATTTTAGGCAATGGCTACGATACTTACGAAACTTTGAAACGCAAGTGCATGGTGAAGTTAGGAATGGAACTTGAATGAGCAGGAACATAAATATCGTTGCGGTGTTAGGCAGTTGTGTAAATGGCGGTCAGAATGGGGGTTAGCAAAGTTTAGAGAATATCTATCAAACTACGAATTTGATAGTGAATTACTAACAGATTTTGCTGACCAATGGAAAAAAGGTAACAAAGGTAATAAGGGGGAATGGATTGAATGAGTTGGCTCTTTTCGCAGGCGCTGGTGGGGGAATACTTGGAGGAAAACTGCTCGGATGGAGAACCGTCTGTGCAGTCGAATGGGAAGCATACCCAGCAAGCGTATTGCTTGCCCGACAAAATGACGAAATACTCCCGCCTTTCCCGATTTGGGATGATGTTCAAACCTTTGACGGAAAGCCTTGGCGAGGAATTGTTGATGTTGTATCGGGCGGGTTTCCATGCCAAGACATCTCTGCCGCAGGAAAAGGAGCAGGAATTGACGGAGAACGGTCAGGAATGTGGAAAGAAATGGCAAGGGTCATTTGCGAAGTACGACCCAAATTTGTCTTTGTGGAAAACTCACCAATGCTCGTTCATCGAGGAATTGACCGAGTTCTCGCAGACTTGGCCAACATGGGGTTCGATGCGGAATGGGGAGTGTTGGGAGCGTCAGACATTGGAGCTAAACATCACCGAAAGAGAATTTGGATTGTTGCCCGACAACAAAAAGTTTTTTCACACACCTACAACGGGCAGTTCGGGGGGCAGCAACAGCAGAAAAGCGATGCAGAAACGAGGGGTAATATGGCCAACACCGACAACACCATCGGGCGGGGGCAACGCTGGGGGTTCGGGAGCGACAAGAACAGCCAAAGCAAATGGAACTTACATACCATCTTCAATCAACCCGAACCTTTACGAATGGCTGATGGGGTGGCCGCAAGAGTGGACAGGCTTAAAGCTATTGGAAACGGACAAGTACCGCAAGTGGCTGCTGTTGCATGGCAATTATTAATGGAGCGATTAAATGAAAGAGTATGACCCGCACGAAGCTATTGATTTTATATTTAAAACCGCACCGCAATATGCTAAAGCGTCAGGTGAACTAGCCCAGCTTGAGAACTTTCGGCATAGCTTAAAAGCCATCAAAATGTCGCAAACCGAGGAACAATCGTTAGGCGCACAGGAACGAGAAGCCTACCGTAGCCAAGATTATCAAGATTTATGCAAAGCCATCGGTGTAGCGGTTGAACAAAAAGAAGCCTTACGGTGGCAATTAGAAGCCGCCAAGATGCGGTTTGAAGCATGGCGCACCCAACAAGCTAACGACAGACAAATAGAAAGACTAACCAAATGAAAGAATTTGCCGAAGTATTTTTAGAATTAAACCGTGCAATTAAAAAGTTGCATAGTGCCAAACTAAAGCAAGACCACACACAGGCTTATCTGATTAGCTGTGATGTGACTGACTTAGCCCAAGAACTTGAAGATGTACTCCAACAAGATGCAAACATTCAATAAAATAATGCGTAACGCTTTTGCGACTCATATTGATTATGGGTGCTTAAAAGGTTCAATTCCTTCCAATCCTAACTTTGTGCCTAGCAATATAGACGGCATAGCCGAGCGCAAGGGCAAGTTTTTAGTCATGGAATGGAAACGCCCTAATGAAAAGGTTAGCGATGGTCAGAAACGCTTATTACAGGCTTTGGCAGGGCAACCCAACTTTCAGGTCATTATTATTTACGGCAATACTGACGATGGGCTACAAGTTGATAATTTTTTTGCCGTTCAGCCCCAAGGCTCATGCCTTAAAATTGGCAACGGTGTAAGCGAATTTGTTGCTTTTTACCAACTATGGTACGACTACGCCAATGAACAAAAAGGATAAAAAACGCCATGACGATATTGCAAGACTTGGTTGCGTCTTATGCTATTACTTGGGCATCAATGACACCCCCGCAGAGCTTCACCATGTCAGACGCTTTGGGGGCAAACGGTCAGAAGCACCAATTCTTCCCCTATGTACCGAGCATCACCGAGGTTCTACAGGTCTGCATGGACTCGGAGCAAAAGCTTTTGAAAGACACTACGAAGTTGAGTTCGATACTTTAATTGAGATTGTAGAAAGACGGCTCAATGAATGACCTAGCACTTTATTTTGGCATCGTCATATTAACGCTACCTTTAATAGCGGCATACATCACAATTCAAGGGGGTCAAACCCCAACTCGTTAGCCACCGCTTTGGCACGGTTACGAAAAGTTTTATCGTGTTTAGTCCACGCATGGGTTACGGTATTCCACCTAGACGCATGAATCATCTCATGGGCCATAGTCCTAATGACCGTATCTAAATGCCCACATCTAGCGGTAGAAATGGTAATGACATGGGCGTGTTTCTCGCCATCGTCATACAGATATGTACCCATCGCTTCAGGGTCACAATCTACAACAAACTTAATTTCTTCAGGTAACGGCAATTCCCAAGACGAAAACGGCTCTGTGCAATACAGCATTGCATAGATGTTTTCTAGTATCTTGGGCGTTAATTTCATACTTTCATAACTTGACCACGGAAATAGTACAAGCCTTCATCCTCGTCAACCACTTCTGCCAGTTCAGGCGGCATTAATTTGCCGTTATTAAATGTAAGTACAGCAAATCCTGACCGCCAGTTCAAAGGATTATTTTCCGCATAAATAAACTGGCTATCTTTGACACAAGCCATTGTGCCTGTATCTACACCATACCTAGTGCCAGTATAGTCAGTCCACGGGGTTACTTTAAGGCTGTGTAAATGCCCTGATACAAACGAAGTGCCTGATTTAAGGGTATTGTTGTAAACCGCATGAATACCGTTATGCCAACGATGCTTAATCATACAAGTCTTATTAACCATAATGCTCCAATACCACTTCCATAATGGCGTATGGTCAGCTATGTCAAACCCTTTAATACCCTCGTACTGGGGCAACACATTGGATAATTTGCCCGAAAAGCGTAAGTCGTGGTTTCCTATGGAAATCATTAACTTACAACCTGCTGGTCGTGCATCTTCAATTTCGCCTAATCTTTCCTGAACTTCATCTAATTCTTCTTTAACAGTAGGGTGGTGTTGCCAACCAATACGATGGTGGGCTGAAATTGTTGCAAAATCAAATAGGTCGCCATTTAATATGACTACCTTTGGCTTCAGGTATTTGACGCATTGCACAAATGCTCGGTGGGCTGTTGTTACATATTTGGGGTTGTAGTGGCAATCCGAGCCAACAAGAATAACACCATTATCTAGCGTAATTTCGCATTGAGTATTGTCGTCAGGAATGTAGATGTCTGGTCTGCCTTTGTTGTCTAATGCTTTAAGCATGATGTCGTACCGCTTTTCAATGTTTTTTCTTCTTTTTAATACATTGCGATACGATATGTCTAAAATTTTAGAAAGTACCTGAACAGATTGATGTTCTTTCCAAAGTGCTATAAATTCTTCATCTGTAGTGCGAGGTTTAGTCATAACTGACCCTATTCGTGATAAAGTTAGCTTATCTTAACCGAATATTGTTAATAATCAATGCCATACGCTCGTAAAGTGGATGTAAATCAGACACAAATAGTAGAAACCCTTAGAAAAGCGGGTGCTGATGTTTACATTTTATCAATGGTCGGCAGAGGAATACCCGATTTGATGGTGTGTTTTAACGGTGAAACGATATTGATGGAAGTCAAGCGTGATGCAAAAGCTAAGTTCACCAAAGACCAACTCAAGTTTATTGCGAACTGGAAAGGTGGGCCACTAAGCCGTGTAGATTCACCTGAAGCTGCATTAAGAGTGATTGGTTTAATACCAAAACACGATTATAATCAGTAAAAACAAGGAGTTTTTATGGAAAATTGTGCTTTATTCGTAGCCACATTACTACATTCTGCGACTAATACGCATTTTTTCCATTGGAGTACCGATTCTTATTCAAAGCATAAAGCATTGGGCAAGTATTACGATGAAATTGTCGAACTAACCGATGATTTTGCAGAAGCTTACATGGGTAAATACGGAAAGATAACTACTTTCCCAAGCGTTTACCACCAGCCCAAAGACCCAATTAAATACATGGAATCGCTACAAAGTTTTGTGGCAGATGCCCGCCAAGATTTACCGCAAGACAGCGAACTGCAAAACCTAATTGATGCGATTGCAGAACTGATTGATAGTACCACTTATAAACTTAAGTTTTTGAAATAAAAGGAAATTATTATGCCGCTAATTAAGTCAGGGAGCAAAGAAGCCGTAGGCAAGAACTACGAGAAAGAAAAAGCTGCGGGAAAATCGAAGAAGCAGGCATTGGCGATAGCCCTAGCAACCGAGCGTAAATACGCCAAAGGCAACCGCAAAGCCAAGCTTGAAGATGCTTACGCTAAATACATTGAAGAAAAAGCATGAAACAGGGTCTTTACGCCAATATCCACGCCAAGCGTGAACGAATTAAAAAAGGTTCAGGCGAGCGTATGAAGAAAGCTGGCGAAGAAGGCCGCCCAAGCGCACAAGACTTTAAAGATGCTGCTAAAACTGCTAAAAAACCCCGCAGACAAGTAATCTCTGACGCTATGAAAGATATGTAATGGATTTACAACGCCTTGCTCAAATCTTGCGTATAACACAAGCTAAAGATTCGGCAGGCTATCCTATTGACCTAAACCGCCCAATCGTATTTGACCCACAAGGCTATGAACCACATACCGAATTAAGCATGACCGCCCAAGGAAAAGAACTGGGCTTGCCTAACGCTAATGCTTATTACAATGTTCCAACAATTTATGGTGGTCAGATATATGACCCTAATACATTTAGCGGAAACATGGCTATTCGTAAAAATGTACAAATGAACCCAAATCAATACCAATCGTTTCCTGATACAAATTTTGCGGTAAATCAAGCAATTAGACGCTCGCAAGACATTGGAAACCTGCGTGGCGATGAACTTAACCGTGCAGTTATGCTTAGATATATGGAGTAATTATGTGGAAAAAGGAAAAGATTAAGCCCGAAAACAGCTTATTACAACCGCACAAACAATCTACATTAGAAAAGAACCAAGATAAGCGTGAAAAGCGTAAAGCCGCATTGATGAAGCACTTTAACCAATTTGTTAAACAGATGGCATAAACTTAGTTTTAGTATTAGAATTTACCCTAACTAAATCAATCACTTGAGGTAGTATGGAAATTAAAGAGGTCGAAGTATCGGCATTAATCCCTTATGCCAAAAACAGCCGAACCCACGATGACGCACAAGTAGCCCAAATAGCCGCCAGTATTAAAGAATTTGGGTGGACTAACCCTATATTAGTTGATGGCGATAAAGGCGTTATAGCGGGGCATGGCAGGCTCTTAGCCGCAAGAAAGCTAGGTATGGCTAAAGTACCTACGATTGAGCTTAAAGACATGACAGAAGCACAAAAAAAGGCTTATGTGATTGCTGATAATAAATTGGCATTAAACGCAGGGTGGGATACAAACTTTCTGTCGCTAGAGCTACAGGAGCTAAAAGACCAAGACTTTGACCTAACGCTACTTGGCTTTGACGATAAAGAACTAGACGCATTATTATCCCCCGAAGTAGCCGAAGGGCTAACCGATGAAGATAGCGTACCTGACACGCCAATTGAGCCTAAAACTAAGCTAGGCGATATATATATTCTTGGAAATCATAGACTTATGTGCGGTGACAGCACCAGTACGGATGCTGTAGATAACTTATTAGAGTTTGGTAAAGCCGACATGGTATTTACTGACCCACCCTATAACATGGACTTTACTGGCGGAATACACGCTGACGGCTCTAAAAGTTTTAACGCTAAACACGGTGGCATTAAAAACGACAAAATGTCTAGGACTGAAGCAGAAGACTTTTTTGATGCTATTAACTCAATTATTTACGCATATTGCGTAGGTGCGTTTTATATTACTTTTTATAGGTTAGGTATAGGCGAGTACTGGAAATCGCTAGAAAGAACCAATTTAAAGGTTAGAAGCTTAATTATTTGGGATAAAGGCAACCATACCTTGAGCAATAGCGACTATATGAGTAAGTATGAACCTATTTTTTACGGTTGGACTGGCGATAACCATAACTTTTATGGCGGTAACAACGGCATGGATATATGGGAAATTAAAAGAACAGCTAAAAACGACCTACACCCTACTATGAAGCCTGTAGAACTTATTGAAAAAGCCCTAGAAGACGCAAGCAAACCTAATAATGTAGTTTTAGACCTGTTTGGTGGGTCAGGCTCTACCTTGATAGCTTGCGAAAAGATGGGTAGAAAAGCTAGGCTTATGGAATTAGACCCTAAATATTGCGATGTAATAGTCAAGCGTTGGGAAGACTTTACGGGTAAAAAAGCTGTACTTTCGGAGTTATAAAAATGGCTCAAGGTAAAGAACATAAACCCACCCAAGAAGACCGTGATACGGCTAAACGCTTATCTGCATTGGGTGTACCCCATGAGGATATAGCCAGTAGGCTAAAGATTAGTGCTGATACATTAGTTAAGTATTACAAGGAAGAACTAGACGAGGGGCGTATAGACGCTAATGCCGCCATCGCTGGCACGCTATTTCAACAGGCTAAGAAAGGTAATACGGCTGCGGCTATCTTTTGGTTAAAGACACGGGCTAGATGGAAAGAAACCCAAGTCAACGAAGTTACAGGCCAAGACGGTGGCGATATAAAGATTACTTGGGCAGATGCCTAACATTAAGCTAAAGTACCGCCCAAGACCTATATTTGCGGACTTTCATAAGCGTAAGCAACGCTGGTCTATTGTTATTGCTCACCGCAGGGCAGGTAAGACTGTAGCCTGTATTAACGACCTTATTATCAAAGCAGGGCTTGAAAACAAGCCGAATGGAAGATATGCGTATATTGCACCGTACCATAGCCAAGCCAAGTCTATTGCTTGGGATTATTTGTTGCGTTATAGCCAGCCTTTATACCGTAAGCATAATCAATCAGAACTGTGGGTTGAGCTTGTCAACGGGTCAAGAATTCGCTTATTTGGTGCAGATAATCCTGATGCACTTAGGGGTATGTACTTAGACGGGGTAATCCTAGACGAATACGCTGATATGAAGCCTAGCGTATGGGGTGCTGTACTTAGGCCATTACTATCTGACCGCATGGGTTGGGCGGTGTTTATTGGTACGCCAAAGGGTCATAACGCCTTTTATGACATATACCAACACGCTGAAATAAACAAAACCGACTGGTTTAGCAAGGTATTACGAGCCAGCCAAACTAAGATATTGCCCCAAGCCGAACTAGACGATGCTTTGAAATCTATGTCTATTGACCAATATCAGCAAGAGTTTGAGTGTAGCTTTGAAGCTGCCATACTCGGTGCTATATACGGCACAGAGATGCGTTTACTTACGGATGCTGACAGAATCACTAAAGTTGAGTGCGACACTATGTTTCCTGTGCATACAGCATGGGATTTGGGATTTAACGATGCTACGGCTATTTGGTGGTATCAGGTCGTACATGGGGAGATTCGGGTATTGGATTACCACGAAGCACACGGTCAACCTATCGTTTACTACGCCAATCAAATCAAAGAACGACCCTATGAGTATGGTACACATTGGCTACCGCATGACGCTAGAGCAAAAACATTAGCAAGCGGTGGTAAGTCAATAATTGAACAATTAATGGATAAATTACCCCAAAAAAGCGGAAATTTGTTTAAAATTGTACCTAATCTGTCATTACAAGACGGTATTCAAGCTACAAGGATGGCATTGGCTAGGACTTGGTTTGATGCGATGAAATGTAGTGAAGGCATAGAATGTTTGCGTCAGTACCAACGGGAATACGATGAAGATAAAAAGGTATTTCGAGATAAGCCTAGACATGATTGGACAAGTCATGGAGCGGATGCTTTTAGGATGCTTTCTATTGCTTGGCGAGATGAAACAGAGATTGAGCGA